TATCGCCCAGCTATCTTTGACGATGAAGAGTTTGCCGCTGCGCTTGAGATGCTCCGGGCGCGCATCGTATCCGTGATCGTCTTCGCCGCGATCGTACCACGTTGCAGCTATCGCTCCTTCGTTCATTGCAACGACGTGCGAGATATTACTGACTAGCTTATGCCCCTGGTCAATGGCGACGCGCCGCCGTTCGAACTTGAACGATACTACGTCCTTGGTTATTTGCTTGGATAGCGCTCGCGGGGAGAATTCGAACGTCCCCGCCGGCGGCACGGATGATGCCCAGCCGGAGAAGCGCGCGAGGGTTTTCTCAAGCGTCTCGCGCTTGCGAATGCGGATGAGGTCGGCGGAAGCGAAGATGCGCTTGTCGAGTTCCGCGCGCAGGTGCGGCGCTACGCGGTCGAGCGTGTACCTAGAGACGCCCGGAACGCGCCTAGCGATCCCGCTGCGGTACTCTCGCGCATAAACGCTCCCAAGTATCCCCGCGAGGATTTCCCGGCTCTCCTCGTCCGTGGGAAGCTCGCTCTCGATCATGGCATGGAGGCGTGCGGTCCACTGCTGGAGGTCAGATTCGCTCACGTACCCGCGCGTCGAGAATTCCCGGATCGCCTCAAGAAGAAGCGTGCGGAAGGCTTTGGTCATGCGCTAGGATGCCGCCGCGAACGGCCTCGGTCGCCCCGACGGCTTATCGGCCGCGGTTGCGGTTGCGGCCTCTTGCTCCGCCTGCTGATTTTCTTGCGCCCATTCCGCGAGGTCGTCTTCGTCGATGTCGAGCCTCCCCGCGAATAAGTGCTCGCAGGCGTTCACATTATCGGCTATCCATGCGATTGTTTTCGCTTTGTTTTTTGGATCGCATTGCGTTGCGACGGCTTCGGCGACGGCGATCACCGTTTCCATTTTCACTTTCTCGGTTTTACTTTTCTCGCTGTCCGCTTCTTCCATGAGGTTCGGCCACGTCGCGGTGAACGAGTTAATGCACTCGTACAGCCATGTCTCGTACGGCTTTAGTTCGGGGTAATCGGGCTTGAGCGAATTGTAAAACTCCTTCGTCCATGCTTGGCGCATGACGATCTTATCCACGAAGTCGTACGCGGGCTGCATGTCCTCGCGAATGTAGTTGAGGTACGCGACCTCTTTCTTCGCGTCCTCAACGCCTTCTCCGAAGCCTTCGGTCATTGTTTCTTGCGCGATGATTGACGCGGGCATTCCGGCAGACGTTGCAATATCTTTGATGATATTGGCTCGCGCGGTATTGAGCGCCTTATCAATGTTCTGCATGTTGAGCGTTTCGATGCTCTCGGTTATGCCGATAGACGCGATTTCATTCGTCACGCCTTCTTTGAGTGCCGCGCGTTTAATACCGAAAAAATTCAATATCTTATTATCCATGATACTGCCAGGCGATTCCATCTTTGCGACGAGAAGACCAGCTTTTCGGGCAACCATTTCGTTTGCGATTTGCGTTCGAACGAATGATTTCAGCGGGAATAACGCGCGCTGATAGATTGAGCGTCCCACGAAGCCGAAACCCGAAGAAGACCATTCAATGTAAATAGGCTGCTCGTTCATTTTGACGAATAGACGCGAATGATGCCATGCTTGCCCTTGCACATGCACGGTATCGGACGGCTTGAGGAAGTCTGCCGAGTTAGGGTCTTGTTCGAGGACTAAACTGCCTGCTGTATTCAGCGGGTCAAGCACATTAAAGAATAAGTCTGCTTCGGATATTTTCGCGAGGTCGAGCGGCGTGTTTGTAGGCTTGCCGCGTTCTCCCACGGCTAACGATGCTATTCCATAGATACGACTCGTCTTAACTAAATTGTGAATGATGATCGTAGCGCCGACGCGCCCTAATTCCCGATATGTTTTCTCGAATTGCTCGATAATGCGTTGCTCGCCGAGAATGACGGGAACGCTTATCTCGCGCTTCTTGCTCTGCGCGCGCGTTATAGGTGCGTCGGCGAGGACCGGCCCCATTGTGTGATACGCATGTATGGATTTGCACAAGCCGTAACTAGGAGTACTCCCAGGAACGATGTCTCCGCACATAAGCAGGTTCGTAAGCACGGAGCCAAGTTGCCCGCCCACGGAGACGGTTGACGGCGTATCGCTCTGCTCGGGGCTGGAGTTGTACATACGTCGCACCTTCCGCGCGGGCGGTTACGCCTCCCTGAAAAGGGAACCCGCGCGCGGCGCGCAAGAACGCCCCTTACATAACAAGTTTGCCCCCGCGCTGTAACAGCAGCCGGAGGCGCGACCAAGAGGACACCTCCCCCCTGATGAATCGAAACTATCATCCTCCGTTCCGCCAAGCAACTGGTTTCGTTCGCGGCCACGTAAAGAACGTGCGAAGACGATAGCCTCCGACTTTTAGCAAGTCGTGAGGCGCGTGCGTGGAGGTAACAGCGCCACGCATCTGCACTCGGGAGATAACACCGCTCCACGGGTCAACCTCACGCCGTTTCTCGCTTCCTTAAATGGCACGGAAAACGAAACAGCATAAATTTTCCTTTTCAGGCCGTATGGCCGTGCCGCGAGGCGGTAAGACGTGAAGCATTCCAAGGGGCATGCCTCTCGATGGTTCCGCGCAGCGCGCGGGGGGCTCCGACTGCGGTGCGACTGCGGTCGCATCCTCGCTGGAGCCGGAAGCAGAGAAAGAGGACGAGGCCAAAACAAAAGAGCGCCGGTTGCCCGACGCCCCTCTGCTATCCTCGCTCGCCTGTAGGGAACGGTTTAGGAGGCGGTGACTTGGACCGTGACCGTGTTCGCGGGGGTCGCGTTATCCGAGACGGTGATCGACGCCGTACCGGGGGCAACCGTGGTCACCGTGAACGAGCCTGCCGTATTGGCCGGGGCGACCGTGACGGCGGCGGGAGCCGAGCTTACTGCGGTGAATGTCGCCGCCGTGTTGGCCGCTTCGGAGACGGAAAACGTGCCGGTCGCACCCGCGCCTCCGGTGATCGTGAGCGTTGCGGGATTGGCGACGATCGCGGATGTCCCGGTCGCCGGCGGGTTCGTGGCAACGGCGGCAGCGTCCAGGGAGGTGAGTTTCGTCGCGATATTCTGGAGCGCGGTCACTTCCGGCGTGAAGTCGGCTGTCCCGGCGGGAAGCTGGGCGATTTTCGCGAGGAGTGCAGCGATCGCGGTCGTTTGGTCTGCGCCGAGTTGCGTTACGGCGGCATCGACTGCGGCGATTGCCGCGTCGAGTGCGGCTTGGTTATTGATCTGGGGTGTAGCCATGGTATGTAATATCCCTTCAATGCGAGTGAGTTGAGTTTCTAGCGCGTAGAGTTTCTCGACGACAAGTTTTTTGAACATTCCCTATAGTATGTACCCTCATTTTTAGTTCCCACCTCTACTTCCGCCAGAGTTTATTGCGCGTGATGATAATGGAGTACGCGAAGCAATCTAAAAGATCAAGTTTCCCTGTCCCCTTGTCGCCGATGCGAAAGCCCGTTACTTGCTTGATGAGATGGTTCGCGGAAATGCGCTTATGCACTTTGACTTTATTGAACGCCTCATCCGCGATCTTTATGTCGCCTGCGTACACGTACGGGCTTGCCGCGATAGCGCGCTCATCCTTGCCCATTGCGGTTAGCTTGGAGTTGATCGCAAACGCTGGCCTACCCTTCGCCTTGGCCTGCTGGATGAGGACGCTTCCCGTCGCCTTGTCCTCGATCCATGCACCGTATGATCCCTGAATCGCACCGCATTGGCGCGCAAGTTGCTCGCACCGATCATAGACGGTCGATAGCCATACTTCTTGAAGCGCGCCTTCAATTTGTAGAATGTCATAATCCAGGATGACCGTACATGGTTTTATGAGCGGATTATATGCAACGTACACAACGCCGGTACTATCGTGTTGTTCCCCTGATTTAACTGCCGTATCAATCACGGCAAAGACGACATAGCAATTAGCAGGCATCGGAACAGGCTTCCCGTCCACGAGAAGCGCGTCGATGGAGAAGAACGCGACGCCTGACCAATCGACGAACTCCGCGAGGTATTCTTGCCGGTAAACCTCGGGTGAGTTTTCATCCTTGAGCTTGGCGACTTCTTCGCGCGGGAGGTACGGGTTGTTTTCGGTCGGCGCATGGAACTCGACGAAGCCGAGGCTCTTATCGTTGCAAATTTGATAGAACCAGTTGTCTTCGTCTTTGCCTGCGGGCGTTGAGAGCGCCCACGCAATGCCGCCGTAATCGAGTAACGTCGGCTTGATAGATTTCGTCCATAACGATTCCATGTCTTTATCCGCGAACGCCGCTTCGTCGATCATAACGCCGTGGTATTTGCGCGAGCGTCCAGCGCGTGGATTATTGAGCGTCCAAAAATCCACGCGACCGCCGCCGAGAACGCGGATCACGCCGTCTATTTTTGAGGATGAAATAATAATCGGATTAAGTATTTCATGGATTTCACGATACGTTTCCGAAAGAATCTTATAATCAGGCGCAAAGAGCCCCCATGATTCTCCCGATGCTGCACCGTCGCATATCAACGCGGATGCCATGAGCGTTTTACCGAAGCGTCTACCGCACCGCACAGCTCTGAATCGCCCTTCTCCCGCGACGACGGCCTTCTGACCATCATGCAGACGAGGCAACGTTATTGTTGGCATTCGCGCTCACGTATAGCATTCTCGACGATGATTTTCATAAGCTGTTGCGCATTATCTGGTCCTTCTAGTCCAAAAAGTTTATCAATTCGTTCGCGCGCCTTGATCGCAGTATTTATTGACCTATCAGGAATACGCTTGATGCGGTCTTCCTTATCAATCTCTTCATTCTCTTCATCTGGTTCAAATGTTAATGCAAGAGCAATCATTCGTTCATAAAATGCAACCGCACGAGTCGTTTCATATTCGCGACGACTCGCATTCTCCGTATGACGACGCAAAAGTTCCGCACGAATATCATCGGAAACTGTTGTTTTTGACATTTTCATTGCGAGAGCAATTTCGCGGGTTGATTTGCTCTGCTCAATAGAAAGATTAAAGCATTTTTCTTGCCTTTCAAGCTGCTTTGCGGTTCGTTCTTTTTGGGCTGGTTTGGGTTCCTCCATGCCAAGGGTTTCCCTATGAACCTCGGAACGTCCCTAAGCATGGAACTTTCGCGCAAGCACCAGCATCGCCCAAAGCCGACGCCCCCGCCTGTTCCGGTTCCTGGGCCGCCCGTTCCGACGCCTCCGGGCGCGTGGATATGGGGCGTGACTACGGACGAACCCGCGCAGAATACGGCGGCGCAAGTTGCGGCTCTGAAGTCGTTTAAGACCCGCGCGACAGTCCGTACCGTGTTCGATCGGCCCTCGGATGGGGTGACCGCGGCTTCGTATGTTTCTTGCCTGCAAGAGATTAGCGCCGTCGCGAACGTCATGGGATTGCTCGTTGATTCAAGCTACATGCCGAACTTCACGCTCGCGCAAATCCAATCGCGAGTCGCAGAGTACGTCTCGGCGTTGGAAAACCATGTTAGCATTTGGGAAGTCGGCAACGAGATAAACGGAAATTGGCTCGGCTCCGGCGTTATGGCGAAGATTCGCGCAATGTATAATTATGTCAAAACTGCCGGAAAGCTCGCGGCAGTGACGTTCTATTATGAAAATCCCGCAACTCCCGGATACGATATGATCCCGTGGATTGATGCGAACATTCCGGTCGGCGATCCGATGCGCGCGGGGCTTGATTATGTGTGGGTAAGCTATTACGAGGACGAAAACAACGGCCACCAATTCACACAAGCGGAATTGGATACGATCTTCTCGGCACTATCCGCACGCTTTCCGAACGCGAAGGTCGGTTTTGGAGAATGCGGCTGGGGCGGCAAAGTTCCCACGGATGCGGCAACGCGCGCTGCGCTTTACAAGCGTTTTTACGGCGCCCGCGTGCCGACGGTTTCAGCGTTCGTCGGAGGGTGCTTCTTTTGGGAATTCGCAGAGTTCCTGACTGACAGTCCGGCGCTCAACGCGCTCGGCGTCTAATCGACGCATATGGGACTCCTCACCGTGCATCAAGTCGCCGCGCTTTGCGCTCAGAAGAGGCCTGCATTCAACGTGCCCTGGCGCAAGGCGATCATGCGGTATGCGGCCCTTTATACGGAAGCCGTCGCCGGGTGCGCGCTTACGGAGCCGTGCATGCTCGCGGCGATCGTGGACCGGGAGAGCGGCGGCGAGAATATCTTGGAGCGAGGGATGATACCGGGGCCGGGCACGGGGGCCGGGATCTGTCAAATCACCTTCGGGACTCAATGGTCAGGGCCGTTTCCAAGCTTCCCTGGCTACGGGAACCTTATGGACCCGCTCACGAACCTGCGCGTCGCGGCGCACGAGTTTCTCGAACCCGCGCTACGGAAGTACCCGAACGATCACGTCGCCGCGTTCGCTGCCTATAACCTCGGCATCGGCGGCGTCGGATTGGAGCT